TGTTGTCGTAATAACTTGTAGCAAGCTGTTTTACAGCATCATGGATATATGAGCCTATATCATGGCCTTGTGTAACATTGTATTTACTTGATAAGACCATTTTTACGGCTTCTGCATGTTCCGGCTTTAAGCTCCATAAATAAGGGCGGCGTGGATTTTGTCCTCCATCATAAGTGTCAGATATATCAAAGACATATCTTAAACGCTGCTTGCCGTTTTCGTTATCTAATAATGCTATTCCTTTTGAACCACGCTTTACATAACGGTTCATTGCCTTGTTCCATACATTCATGGAAGCGCAAGCTACTGCATCCGGCCGCTGGGCGTGGATCAATAAATCCTTGCAATTTCGCCAAGTTGGTACTTGCGTGTTTCAAGAAACTGCGCTTGTTCTGGCGGAATCGTTACTGGATGAAATTTCATACCCTCTTCCAGAATGGCTAATTTGTGGGCGTTTCCAACACCTTGATACCCGGATTCCCAGCTTTCTTTTACACGCTTGATATCTTTGATTGTGCCGGGATGTTCCAGTATGCCGCCGGGTGTCGCACCGCTTGAGAAAAATCGTGCGCCGTATTCTTCCGTTGCAATGCTCATTCCTACAGCGTTTTTTGCCATAGCGATAGGCGAATAGCCGATTAAGCCATCAAACCCAAGTCCCGGAATATGCAGAACATCTTCACGGCGAAATGTAACCACGCCTTTGTCGGTTTGATAGGTGTAAATCAGCCGACCGTTGTTTGCACGTTCAACTGTCATGCGGTTTGGCAGTAGCGGATAAAGGGCAATGGGGTAGCCGCGTCCATCTCGTACAATTTGGCTGTAGGCATTTCCGAACAAAAGAAGGTGTGACATAAGCACTTCACGGTACACGAAACTGGTCATTTCTGGGTTTGGCTCATCATGTAACAATCGGTAGAGCGGATGATAAAGGTGTACCTCTTTGCCACCGTCTGCCATTCGCCTGTAAGTGTGAAGCGGCAAGCTGGCGATTGCTTCTGCCAGAATCCGAACACAAGCGTAAACTGCCGAGGTCTGCATGGCTGTTGTTTCGTTTACATGCTTACCAGCGGAAGTGCCGCCAAATAAAAAGTTCCAACCACCGCCGACATTGTTTCTTGGCTTGTCGCGGGAGCGGAACAGATTTTTAAGGATATTCATGTATGCATCACTCCCTCGGAACACCGATAAAATCAAGAAACGCACCCAAGCCGAGTGCGTTCATACAGTATTTATGCAGTTTTGGGTGAGTATGTGCCAGTCGTTGAAAGCGGTTTATTTTGTGTAAATGACAGCCCACTGGACAGAAGGTGCAACCTGTCCGGGCTTCCCTGGTCGTTGATAATTTTCCTTTCTTGTCCTCGGCAATATCGCCGTATACAGCGGCAATCGGAAGGTTGACCTTGCGGATATATTGAAGAACATCCTGCTCTGTCCAGAAGGCCATCGGCTTTGACTTAGGCGATTTTGAATCAAAACCGTTACAGCCTGTTTGAAGCCACGCTTGTTTTCGCCGTTGGCTTTCAGCCGCCATGATGCCGATAATTGGACGCTTACCGCTTGCTTTCTCATATTTGTTCAAAGGGTGTTCCTTCATAATTGCACAGCATTTGTGCGAAATTATGAAATCTGAATCCATGAGATATTTCCATTTTCCGTAGCAGTCTTGCTGATATTGGTTTGGCTGTCCGTTTGAATCAATGCCGTTCATGCGCTCCAATGCCCATTTTGAGCCTTTCCGTGCGTAGTAAATTGTCAATGCCACATTTTTTGACGGGTAGCACCAACCATGTACTTTTACAACTTCATCAAAACGCATTGCTGGACGTAGCACTGTAAGATTATCCACTGCCATAGCCGCCGCTCGAACTTCGGGAAATTCAAGTCCAGTGTCTACGAACACCGCTTCGATATCGGGAAAACATCGCCGTGCCAAGTCCAAAAGCACTGCGGAATCCTTACCCCCGGACACCGAAACATAGACCTTGCCATCGTAGCGATAGTACCATTCCATTATGCGGGTTTGCGTGACTTGGATTTTCTTCCAAAGTGGCCACGCTTGCATTATTTTCAAATCTTCGGGTGTGTGCTTGGGGTTTCTCATATGAACAAAATTCCCCTTTCGCTGTAGACGCTGTCGTTATTACCGCTGTGCAACATTGCACGGGCAAGCCCCATCACAAGAGCCACAACACCATCCACTTTTTCAGTCGATTTCTTTTTGCTGATTTTCATGTTTAAGTGCGCGTCTGTTTCTACAATTACGTTGCTCATGTTCCAATTAAGCACAGGGTGTTTGCCGTGGCGGAGTTTGCCCTCCTGTACCAACTGCATAAGGTCACGGGTTGGTGTTGCCATGGAAGCAAAGCCCTGTCCGAAACCAAAAACCTCAAAGCCACGCTCTGCGCCCAATTCTTCAAGGTCACGGCGGATTTTTTCAGCCCCCCAGCGGTCATAGGCTATTTGGCGAATACGGAAATTTTCGGATAGCTTGTCGATGAAACTTGTGATATAGTCATAGTCTACGACATCACCCTCGGTTGTATTGAACACGCCCATCTTGCGCCAAACGGCATAAGGCACATGGTCACGGCGTGTGCGTAGGTCGATGGCGTTTTCGGGAAGCCAGAAGAATGGCATAACCGTGTACTTTGTATCTTCACCTTCTGGCGGAAATACGAGTGTCAATGCGGTAAGGTCACTGGTGGAGGATAAATCCAAGCCAGCGTAGCAATCGCGCCCGTGGAAATCTTCGGGCAAAAAATCCGTACCGCAAGCATCCCATTTGTCCATAGGCATCCAACGAACGTCAGCATTACACCACTCGTTAAGGCGGAACTGTCTGAAATGCACTTCTTCTGCTGGATTAGTTTTCGCTTGTTCGTATGCGGCTTTGACTGTATCAAAGGGGATTGTCACGCCGATGGAAGGGTTCACCTTGCGCCAGATATTTTCATCGTTCCAGTCGTCAGTGTCCTCAATGCCAAAGACTGCGGGATAGAAGGTAGAATCCACCTTTGTACCGTCCAATATTGCCTTGGCTTTGCAGTGTATTTCGTAGCAAATGGAAGTACGGTCACGCCCAGCAGTGGTAATGAGGAAGTACAGCGGTTGCCTTCGGGCATCGCCAGTAAATTTTGTCATGGTGTCGAACAGTTCCCGTGTTTGTTGCGCAAAAAGTTCATCGAATATAAGTCCAGACACGTTAAAGCCTTGCTTTGACTTTGTTTCGGAGGACAGCACACGGTAGAAGCTGTTGGTGTGCGGAAAGATAATCCGCTTGGTGGATGGTACTAATTTTGAAATTCCTGCGAGGTCGCCGCACTGCTCTACCATGGCTTTTGCCGTGTTATAAACGATACTTGCTTGGTTAATATCAGCGGCACAAGAGTATATTTCGCCCCCCATCTCGCCATCAGCGAAAAGAAGGTACAGTGCAATGGCGGCAGCGAGTTCTGATTTACCGTTCTTCTTGCCGATTTCAACATATGCAGTACGGAACTGGCGATACCCAGTTTCTTTGTCCACGATGCCGAAAATGTCACGGATGATTTGTTCTTGCCACGGTATCAAGTTAAAGGATTTTCCGTACCATTCCCCTGTGGTGTGGCGGAGCATTGAAATGAAATTAACGGCAAAGTCAGCGCGGCGATGGTCGTAGTGGCTGGTCGGCAACATCAGAGGCGTAGGTTTGTATTTGTACTCGCTCATAAACATACCCCCAAACTAAAAAAGACTCCCATTGGAATCTTGAAATAATAGCCGTGTATGAGGAACAGCCCCCGCTTGGGAGCCGCGCCTTTGTTGGCGTTTTTCTTAGTTGTGTTTTGCTAAAATTTGCTCGTAGGCTTCCTTGCCCTCGGCATCCAAGTTGTCGAAATCCAAGCCTCTATCGTAGTTGTAAAGCATTTTTCCATCCTTGCGGATGTCCAATTTTGAAATGCGTCCGTTGTTAATGCCGTACTGAGAGCCTGTTTCGTAGCATTTTGCGTAGTAGGCGTAGCCGTTAATCGTTCCGTTTTTCCACATTTTTGTGTCCTCCTTGGGTTTTCCGGGCTTGTTTGCCCCGGTTCGTGTGACCATATTCCCGTACTCGGGCTGTTATAGTAAGTAGAAAACGCACCATATACCACACAAACATTTCAGCCCTACGGCAAGGGAAACTGTGTACAATGTACAAGCGGTTGCTACGAGGAACAGCCCCGGTTGGGGCATCCTCTTTGCGGAGGGCTTGCTTGGTGGTTAGGCTTCTTCCGCTACCTCGCTGGGTTCGGTGATTGCTGGGGCTTCGGCTTTCGCCTTGCTACCGTCCTTCCAAGCGGAGTTCCCTTCCAGTTTGGAAAGAAGCACCTTGCGGGAAGTTGCGTATTCTTTGCCAATCATGCCCAAGGAAAGCAGGAAGCAGCGGAAGGCGTACTTTGGGTTGTCGGGCATTTCGCCAGCCTTGGCGGTTACTCGTTTCTTTTCCTTTGCCGTTTCGCAAAGTAGGCTGATGAAGGTGGCGTAGGCTTCGACCTCCTCGGCGGTCAAGGTACTTTCCTGTTGAAACCAAGGGAAGCGGATGGTGTCGGTGACTTGGATGGGTAGGTCGCTTGCCCCCAGTGCGGCTTTCAGCAAGGCTTCCTTTGCTGTTACCAGTTTGCAAAGGTTATCCAGTTTGTCGGGGTTGAAGCCGTCCAGTGGCATTTCAATGGTCAGTCCGAAGCCACTGTCGGTAGGTTGCTCTTGGGTTTCAGCGGGTTCGATAGTTTCTACCTCGTCCGAGGGAGCAGTGGGCGTTGTGCTTGCGTAAGTGCCGTCAAGGTTGCGCCAGCGTCCGTCACCGCATTCCATTTGCGGAGTGCTGTGTAGCCGTGTCCAAGTTGCGCCGTCCTCGGCGTGTTCGTTGAGTTCGTCAACAATGATGTCCATGATGCCGCGCCGTTTCGCTTTTGGTGCGGGTTCTTCAATGGTAGGGGCTTCATCGGCGTTGGGGGCTTCCTGTGCTTCTGTCGGCGTTTCTTGGGCTTCTGTGGCGGTTTCGGCGTTGATTTCTTCCTCAACCTCGGCGGTGTAATCTGCGCTGGCTGGTACAAAGTTGTGCAAGTCTTGAAGGTTGGCGGCCAGTTCCCAGTTGTCGGGGCCGGTCAAAATTCCTTCTTTGTCGAGAGTGTAGTCGCCGATGATGTAGGCGTGGGTTTTGCCTTTGATATAGGTGGCTTCGGTGTTCAGTTCTTGGCTGATGGCTTTTGCCAGTTTCGTGCGGGCTTTGCCCGTTAGGTTAAATCTCAATGTCATGTGAATGACCTCCGTGGGTTTAGGCTCGAATCCGTGTGCGGTTCGGCAAGACCATATTCCCGTACATCGGCTGTTATAGCAAGCGTTTCTACAGCCATAAAACCACCAAAAATGCAGGAAAACTAAGGCTTCACACCTGTGTACACTAGACAAACCTCTAACTTTCGAGTTGTATAATCCGCACGGGTTTTCCTAATTTCTTGCAGTTGTCGATTACATATTTTGTTCCACGGCTTTTTCCATCCCAAAATGCGAGTACCGTGTCCGAAGCCTTGATTATTTCAAGGTTTCTTTTCAGTGGTGCGCCCCTGCCGAACTTGGAATAGTTCGGCAGGAACTCGGTCAGTTTAATCCCGTGGGATTCGGCGTACTCCCGTGCCGAGGTGTCCACGCCCTTTGCACCACCACTGATAATTTCACTACATCCATCGGGCAGGTAATCGCCCAAGTTCGGCACGGTTATGTTGCGCGAACCAATCACTGCTACTTTCACAATATCATCTCCCACGAACACAAAACGGATATATTTTGCGTCCTTTTTGCCCATACTACCATGCAATGGGCATATTATGAACACACAACATATCTTAAATGGAGGTGTATTGTGGCTACCAAGAATGGGAAAAGTTATTCAGTTCGGATTGACACCGAAATGCTGGACAAGCTGCACATTGTAGCGGATTACGAAGGTCGCTCGGCAAATAGCCAGATACTGATTTTGATTCGTGACTGTATTGAGAAGTACGAAGAGAAGCACGGCAAAATTGAAAATTTGAAACCAGCAAGGAAAAGTTAATCGGCATAGTGGACAATGCCACCAAGGACAAATGCTCCGCAAGGAATCGCTATGCCGTTGCCGTATAATTTGTACGCCGCTGAATCTGAGTACGGATTTTTCAGCCATTTGATGATTTGATTGCGGGTTTTCGGCTTCTTGGATTTGTCTACGATTTCACGATGGGTTTCAAAAACCTCTGACCAGAAGGCGATATCGTCCTCGGTGGGGTCAGGGGTTTCCAGTCCATCACAGTAATCAAATGGCAGACCTTGAAGCATGGCGCATTCCTGTGGGGTAAGCCGTCGAACAACATATTGTGGTCGGGCTACCACTGGTGCATCTTTCCAATCCCTAGCCTGTAAACACGGGGATTGCTCTTTGCAAACTTGGGTGTAACTTCCTGTGGTCATGGTATAAGCGGCTTCGTCATAAGCGATTTTGTGATTTTCGACCGTGTTCAAAGTGTAGCAAATCCCTGTTTCGTTTATGCCACTGCCCTTGTGTGAAGGTCGGTCGCCGTTGCCCTCCAAACAAACCACCATCATGCCACCAGCGTTTTTGTTGGGGTCTGCATTTGAGGTGTCGAGGGTTTGCGCCGTTTCCGCTTCGTAGATTCCACTATGCGGATTTGAGGATTTCATAGAATTGCTGTTGTACGAGGACATAACAAAAGGCGTATTACAGCCCCCTGTACCCATTCGTGCCGAAAGCGTAGGCGCAATGCCATCCTCACAAATTTTCAAACGGCTATCGCTTGGGTGGTTTTCGATTACAACAGCGGGCAGATTATCCCCAGCATCGGCGGTTAGTGTTCCGACCATGTTATCCCAGCAGTGGTTTCCGAGCCGACTGGCCGCTCCCGGCTGAAAGCCGATTACCGACCGTTCACTGCTTGCGCTTCCAAAGCAAGCCGCAGGATTGCTGGCAGTTCCTTCCCCCGGCTGGATGCACGGCGTAAGATTCCCTGACAAGCGCGACTCGTTAAATAGAATCTGTCCGGCACGTTCGCTTGCAAAATCGATGACAAGGTAGCAACGCTGCCGTCTTTGGGGAACAGACCAACCACTGGCGCAGAGGGTTCTGTAAGCGAGGGAAAAACCGTCTCCCACGATTTCCCCTGCACCGAGCCATTTGCCACTTTCAGGCATAGGCACAGATAAGGCTTCGTTTTTGATTTTGACGAGTTCATTCAACACCTCCAAAAAGTCTTTGCCTTGGTTACTGGAATACATGCCTTTGACGTTTTCGACAACCACATACCGAGGATAGCGGTTTTGTGTGGCTTCGCGCATTTCACGGATAACACGCACCATCTGAAAAAACAGCCCGGAGCGTTCACCGTGAAGCCCAGCACGTAGGCCAGCGAGAGATAAATTTTGGCAAGGAAAACCCCCAGTGATTATGTCCACCGGGGGCAGTTCCGCACCGTTTAGTTTGTTAATGTCACCCACATGGAGCATATCGGGAAAGCGTTTAGTGGTGACACGAATGGGGAACAGTTCGACCTCCGAAGCCCATATCGGCGTTATGCCGTGTATCGCCCCAGCAAGTTCAAAGCCCCCGCTCCCGGAAAATAACGAACCGAGGGTAAGTTTACTCATAGGCAAGTTCAGGGTACACTTGCTTCCACACGTTTATGTGGTAGGCATTGACCGTTGAGTAATTTACATCGAACACTTTTTTAATTTCGTAGTCCATGAGGTCGCTGGTCTGTTTGAGTACGCGCCAGCTTATCTCTGTCCAAATGACGCGATTCAGCGAGGCAACCCGCTTCACAGTAAACCATTCTTTGCTTTCGCTGAGTTGAATGGCGGCATCTTCCAGCTTTGCGGCGGTTTCGTCATGGGCTGTGCGTTCGTTTTTTAGCGCAATGCACAAGCCCATAAGCAAATCGGGGTCAGCAATAAACTCTTCGATTTTCGAAGGGGTCATGTATGCGCCATGCTTGCGGATGGACGGCAGAACTTCGTGCGTTATCCAGCGTTTGAATTTACGGGCTTCTGTTTTGTCTGAGCGGAGGATTACGCTGTAAAGCCCGCTTTCATTAACGATATAGGTTTCACCTGCCAAGCCGCGTAAGTCAAACTTACGCACCTCGTCATCATCAAGCCGAGACGCAACAATGCGAGAGTTCTTCAAGCCTAACACCTTACACACATC